TTCCTACCACTCTCTTATTACGTTTCAGAAGCCAGTCATTGTGTATCTTCTTCTGTTCCTTAGTAAAGTTCCTTATGACTTTCATATCTTTTTCTGCCCTTATGCTCACCACTCTGCCAAGCGGTGTCTCTGGCATTATTCCTGACAATAAAGAACAAAATTCCGCCCAAGACATATCATCTTCCGTTCGCAATCGTATGCCATACTGGGACAGGAAGCTGGCTTCTATCAGTTCCCAATCATCCCATATGTCATAATATATTTCACTATGAGGGTGTATTCTCCTCTCCATATGTGCCTGTGGCAACACCCATTATTGCATTATACATTTCCTTATATTCTGGAAGCGGTAAGTCCATAGCCTCAATCTTATCTGCTGCCTCTTTGCCAATAAGCATTTCAAGAGCCTTTGTTATAAATCCCATTCCGTTGTCACTATCTTTCTTCTTTTCAGCCTCAGCAGCCATAGCCTGTACATTAAGAATTGTGTTCTTTCTGTTATTCACAGTTACCACTAAGTCATCAGTAATACGAACCATAGGTAACTGGTTTGTAATCTTCATTGATATGTCTATTACTTTAAAATCTGTCTTTGCCATTATTCAAATTCTCTCTTTCTTTTTTATTCTGTATATGGAATATATGTTGGTTTTCCATCTGACTGTGCTTCCCATTCAAGTGCATCAATGCTTGTTGAGTCTCCTCCAAGGGAAGTTACATTTATAACTGCTGGGATAAGAAGCTGGTCAAGGTTTGGGAAAATAACTGAAACCCAGGTATTACATTCCTGTCCTGTCTTTAAAGCCAGACTTGCAATATAATCATTACCTTCATCACCATAATTACGCTTGCCGCCCATAGTCATACCGAGTGATTTACCTGTTGTAAGTCTTCTTGTCCAGCCCGCCTGATCCATTGGATTCCATTCTTCAATTGTTCCATCTACAGATATGCTTAAACTCTCTGCATCCTTTACAACCTTTGTTTCTACTGTTTCTGGTGTATCTGTACTCTTTCTTCCTGTTATACATACACCGAACTGAATTGTATGTACCGGATTAACGCCAGTAAGTGGTGTTGCTCCTGCATTATATCCGGCTAATTTGGTATTCTGTGCCATGCTTTTACCTACCTTTCATAATAAATATCTAATTCTATTACACTCTCAAAGATACCTTTATCATCTGTCCCTACATCCACAGGTCCATCAACCTGCATTTTAGTGAATAGCAGCTTTGTATCATTGATTATTTTATTGTTGGTATCTCTAAGCATATTATAGAGCTGTTCTGCTGCCTTCTCGGTGTCTCTGACACTTGTATTCCAATGAACTAATATACTTATAGACTTAATACGATAAGAGCTGTTATTTAAGCCTCCTACAGCAGTCTGTGGTGGTCTTTGTCTGTTAAGATTATATACTCCTATGCTCTTATCTTTTTTATTGTCAAGCTTGCCGCAATATACATTATTATTGTCTGCAATGCCAAGACCTGCTATATAATCTCTTACATCACCTATTCCTAACATCATAACCCCGCATTTTTCTTGTATAACTTAGCAAATGTATCTGGAGCAAAATTTCTTTTCTTACCATCTTTAAGATAATCATCTAGCCACCTGCCCTTTGCATTTGCATTGCCTTCGTGTCTTTTACCTTTATCATCTACCCAAGGTGATTGATGGAAGTTATATTCAGGATGATAATATAACCTTCTTACATATGGTGTACTTGATATAAGTTCTACCTTGCCATTGGCAATATCCTGTGTATATACAAATGTGCTTTCGTTTTGCAGTGTACCTGTATCTCTAGGCATTACCTGACTTTGAACTACATTCGTATGTATTGCTTCCGCTGTCTGTGCCAGCGACACCTGCGCTGCTGCCGTAAGCCTTTTCAACACTGGCATATTAAGCTTAACTGTTGACTTAACATTTTTTGCCATTACATCACATCCAATCTTACATAATTAACTGTACCATCCGGATTACGGCACTTCGTACCCTTGTATATATGCCTTGTTACACCGAACACCTTTATATCACCTTTTGTAATAACAGGAAGATCCGGTGCAATATCTCCAGGTATCAAAGCACATCCTTCAAGTTGTATAAGGACCTTTTCTGCTGTTAATTCTGTCTTACCGCTGTCCTGATAGTTACATAAGCCATCCCATATAACAGGCTCAAGAGGCTCTCCATAGACATTCCTGCCTTCCTGCTCTATCTCTACATGTATTTCTGTCTTACACATGCTCTTTAGTATTAAACATGGGTACTTCATACTCACACCCCCAGACTTAAGCAGCACAAGCCTGTCTGGCAAAGCACCCGGTATGTATCACGCTTTACAGCAATTCCATTCTGCACAAGAACATTCCAACTGCTGCCAAACTGCATAGATACTCCATTTACAGCATAATTCTGCAAGACACAATTAATCATGTCTTCATTCTCATACTCAAAATCAGCCATATCGCAGCATACATCTATGATTATTGCCTGCTGGAACTCTGTCAGATTATCAAAGCTTCTTGATGTTATACGATTAAAAGTAAGCGAGTCGATATGACGGCTCGCCTGCTTTAATCTTCGTTCTATCTGTTCATCCGGGATAAGATTATGCTCGCTCAGGTACTGTTCTTTACTTGCATATACCATAGGCTCACTCTTCAATATCTTCTGCAGGATCTACATCAACGAATACAGAATCAACCTTACCATCCTTACCATTAGGGAATACAAATGTATCACTTAACTGGCGATTCTGATAAAGATATCCATCTCCTTCTGTATGTACTCCTGGTGCGAAGAAATAAATAGATGAAATCTTAGGTACTGTCTTACATGTCTGTCCACATGCGACAAGTACATTAATCTTGCGTGAACCCTGAACAATCTTTTCATAATATGTGGCTATATTAGTCTTTGTAGGCTTTGCCACGACTGTATAAGTGCTGTCGCTCTTAGTGTAGTATGTCTTTCCTTCTGCTACATCTGTATCAGTTGTTATGGCATACTTTGACTTAAGTGGAGCAAAGCCGCCCTCTGCAACATCCCAATCGAATCTGTCATAGAATCTTTCATCATCCACAACTTCCATAAGTGTCACACCATCAATATCAGTTACACGTGTTTCAATGCCAAGACCACCTTCTGCAATCTGTGTCATTTCAATCTTACGCGTAAATTCCTTTGATACCTCAAGCTTATCCATAATGTCAGAAGATACATACATAATGAGACTTCCATTTGCCTTATATCTTCTAAGCTTGCCTGCTGCCAGAATATGCTTAAGCTTAGCAAATACATTCTCTGATGTATATTCTGTGGAAGCTGTTTCAGTATGATATAATTCTGTCTTCTGTGCAGCCTGTGCTACCTTACTGAAAAATAATGCATCTGTCTCTGGTACTACCTGTGTCTGTTCAAATATGTGTGAAATATTCTGAATAGATGCTGTCTGATTTGTTTCATCAACATCTGCCTTATCAACCATAAACTGTACATCTCTGTCATGTGTTACTGTGTAAGGAACATCTTTCTGGTTATATTCTCCTGTGTTCCATCCACCTGATCTCTTATGGTTCTTATAACCACTTACACTCATCTGTGTAAAATGGAAAGTCTTTGCATCTAACCATCTGACATTGTTTGTGATAAATGGGGATGTAAGTGTGCCCTGAATAAGAATTGCTAATAATTCAGGACTCCACTGTTCTGCATAATTTAAATTTGGCATATTATTTTACCTTTTTAACCTTTCTTAATTGAATCTATTCCATCTCTTTGTAGGAACATTTACATTGCTACCTGCAGAAGACTGCTGTCCATTAGTCTGCTGCCCTGCGCCAATCTGGAATCCCTCATTGTTCTCTGTGCTTGGCTTAAGTGCAGGTACATCCTTTAGAACCTGTTCAATTGCAGCTTTAACATTGTCCTCTGATATCTTTCCATCTGTACCCTTTGCCTTACTGAAATCAGCCATCTTAAGCACGTATTGTACTGTCTTGGCATTAATACCAAGTGTCATTGCTACCTGTGTAGCCGCAAGCTCTATACGAGCCTGTTCAGCATCTTTCTGTGCTGTTGTTACTTCATTCTGAAGATTAGCATTAGCGTTCTGCTGCTGTTCTACCTGCTGCTGTTTATTCTGCTTAAATGTTGCAATAGCCTGGCTTACTTCCTCCTCGGATAGTCCCTGCTGCTGGAAATAGCTTTTAAGCACAGCATTTTCTTTCTTGGCAGTTGCGGTGTCTAACATACTCTGTATTTTGTCATAGTCAATTCCAGCTGCCTGCTGATTATTCTGACCACCCTGCTGTCCTGCCTGTCCGTTATTATTGTTTCCAGCGTTCTGGTCGCCGTTACCATCTCCGCCCTCAGCGAAGAACTGTAAATTAATAGGTAATGTCTTTCTCATACCTGTCTCCTTTCCGTTTACCGCCCGTCGGCATTTTCCTAAAGTTTATTGCCATTAAGTTTTGGGCATATAAAAAGGACGTCCATTGCTGAACGTCCCAGATATCAATATGATATTATTTATTTTATTGTATTCAATACTTCTTTGAGCTTATTCACTATAGACCTTTGTCTTGAATATAACATATATATAGTTGCTGCAGATTCGTCATTATCTATAAGAGATTCGCCCTCTGCAAATGCTGTCTGAACAAATCCTAATGTTGCTGTTGTCTGTTCCAGTTCATACAAAGCATTCTCAAAATCAATTTTAGCAGACATATTACACCTCCATATTCATCTGTGCGTTAGTGTTCTGTATCTGTTCTTTCAGAACCACAGGCAACCTATAACCTTCTATTATGGATATTGCTGTATCACACTGTCTACGCTTGATTGACTTGTAGGAAGTAACCTGAAACTGTCTCTTCAGCTCTCTGTATATATCTGTGTATACCTTACCGCTTAAAGACTTATCGTGATATGCATTGCTGTCTTTACCGCCTAAAGCGCGTGTTCCAACCTTGCGTACTGCTGTTGTTATTCTGTCACATTCAATATTCATCAGTGGCATATCCTGCTTAAAGTCTTCCAGCTCCTGCTTAACTTCATCTATCTTATCATTGACTTCAAGGATTGCCTGACTCTGTAACTGGAGCTGTTCAAGGGCTGTGCGTGGCTTGTTGCTATTTATATGTTCTTCCATATCGTGAAAACGATTGATGTATCTTGCTGTAAATTCTGTTCCCCTTGTGCCTGTAAGCTTATGTGCTATAAACTCACAGCCTTTCTTGGTTACATTGTAGCAAGGTCTTATTTCTCCTTTATTATCCTTGTATGTACTTTCTGTAAAGAAATCAACGAAGCCAATCTTGGATTGGTTAAACTGCTCTACATAATTTCTTATGTCCCTTAATAATTTACTATGTTCTTTTCCAACCATTTCGGCTACTTCAATGCTTGTTATCGTCTGCTCTATCTTATTCATTTTTAAATCAATCTCCTTTTAAAATTATATTGACCAATTCCAAAAGTAAGATATAATATTAATACCAGTACTTTGGTATTGGTGTGTTGAAGAAGTTCGTTTTGCTTGGTAGGTGGGCGAACTTCTTTTTTGTTATTTAATTCCCAATTTTTCTTTTAGTAGTTTTATTCCCTCAACAACTGCATTAACTCTTTGAGTATTCAATGCATTAGCACATTCTTGTATATCTTCAATTTCTTCTTTTGACATTCTGAAGCCTATCTTTTCTGTTCTAGGATTGTCTGTGGGTCTACCCATTTTCTTCTTATCTACTTTAATCACCTCTTGACTCTTGCCTTGTAACCAAATAAATGATATTATCTATTTGGTATCGAGCGGTGGCAAGTACCGCCCGAATTTTTCGTTGTCAGCCTTGCTTATTTATTAAGCAAGGCTTTTACTTTTTCTCTAGCTTCTTCAATGTCTTTACATTCATTGAGTATTGCAAGAATTTTTCTTGTCTGATTTTCTTCTGCTGTTTCCTTAAGCAATTCACCAATATTCATATCGTCTTCCATTCTTTTCTCCTTTCCAGCTACTTGCCTGCTTTACTCGTTAAGTATTCCTCAACTGCAATCTTATTATAACTTTTGGTCGACCATAAGTCAAGAGGTTTTTAAAATTATTTTGCGATATATCGTATGCTCACCTTATCACTTTATTAAAAGCTTGTAAACCGCTGTATTTCTCTATATTTCTCGTCAGTTTATACTTTTTTATTATAATTTTTATGAATAAAAATCTAGCAAGATACGCATAATGTAATACACATTAAATTA